AACACTGTTAAATAAATATATAATGTCTTTTGCTGACAACGGTGCGGAGTTTAAACTTTATTTAAATGAGGAGATCGGCAGGCTTAGAACGATAATTGAATCTTCTTTGACAATTGAAGAAGTTAAATCTGATTCTCATATGACCGCCTCTACTAACAAAGTGTTATCTATAATAGAAGAATTTAAACAAAAGCCATTTGATCAAGATATGCTCGCAGATATATTAAATATACAAAATTTAACAAAAGAAATAATAAACAATGGCAATAACACTTAAAATTGGCTCACAAGCAGAGCCACCCGAGGGAGAACTTCCAGCCGAAGAAGAAGGTCCAACTACATCTGTAAAGCTTATAATTCGAAAAACGCTCGATAACAATTTAATTGTCTCAGATCATCCAGATGTTGATATAGCCATTGTCGCAAATGAAACAAAAGTTTTAGCTTTCCCTAAGAAATCTTTGAATGATGACGTTTATGCAACACAGGATAGACTTTTTAAATTTTTAAGATCGAAGGGCACAATACAACTTGACAGTATTCGTGGCGGTAATATTTATGGCTCACTAGAAGCAACATATTTGCAAAGCGAAGATGTAGATTCTGTACAAATGTTAATATTAAATATTAGCAAATTCATTGATGAAGAAAGACCTTATTTCGAATATGTGGATGCATATGAAGATATGCTATCCGATAGATATGTCGATCCAAACGATGAAGAAACTACCGAATTAGGCGAAGTTCCACACGAAGAAACAAAGGGCAGTATACGCCCAGGCTGGCTAAGGGGTCCATATGGCACAGGTGCAGTATATAAAATCTAATGATAAATTTAATATATTTTATATTAACAGCATATGGTCTAACTCAAATTTTAGTTTACGGAAAACTATTTGATTCTATAAGACCGACAAGGGGCAAATTAAAAAAATTATTTGAATGTCCAATGTGTGTGGGCTTCTGGGTTGGTGCATTTTTATTTGGAATTAATCGATATACGGAACTATTTACGTTTGAGTATAAGATAGCTAATTTATTTATTTTAGGTTGGCTATCATCAGGAACATCATATATTTTAAATATGGTTTTTGGAGACAATGGAGTTAAACATGAATACAAATATTTGGACAAGTAGATGGATGTTGCAACCAGTCCGCCGATGCTGCAAGGGCTCTTAGCTTATGAGTAAATTATTATTACGAGAATATTACGAGCTTTGCCCAGATGGCGTATGTGACGATCTTCTTACGGAAGATGAAAAGCGCATGGTCAAAGAAAACAACGCACTATTTTTAACAGGTGTTATGCAGAGATCCAACCATTTAAATGGTAATGGTCGTGTTTATTCCGAAGATATTTTAAGACGAGAAGTTGAGAATTATGAAAAACTAGTAAGAGAGCGCCGCGCATTAGGAGAACTAGATCATCCAGATTCTGCCACTATTAATTTAGCAAACGCCTCTCACATGGTAACGGATATATGGTGGGACAAAGATTCAGTTATGGGCAAGGTACAGGTGCTTAATACCCCATCTGGACAAATATTGCGTGAATTAGTTAATTGCGGAGTTAAACTTGGCATTTCTTCTCGCGGCATGGGTTCTGTACATGAGGATCAAGGCACAACTGTTGTTGAAGATGATTTTCAATTAATTTGTTTTGATTTTGTTTCCGAGCCCTCCACTGCAGGAGCATTTATGGTAGCAGAAAATAAGAAAGCAAACATATTAACAAAAGCAGATCGAATTAATAGAGCACTATATCAAGTATTGAAAGGTAAAGAATGAAACAGGCGGAATTAAAAAAAGTTTTAAAACCATTAATAAAGCAGTGTATAAAAGAAGTCATTTTTGAAGAGGGAGTACTCTCAGGAATTATAATGGAAGTGACCCGTGGACTAGGAGCTTCTACGTTAACAGAATCAAAACAAGCAAATACACAGCAGCAAATACAGGAAGCGCAGCAAGTAAAAGAACAAGCATATATACAAGCAGAAAAGCAAAGAAAGCAACAAATATCTAATACAAAGACGCAAATGCTAGATGCGATTGGTCAAGATTCATACAATGGAGTAAATTTATTCGAGGGTACCAGACCATTGAACGGTGGCGGCAACAAAACACCTGGGTCCACTCCTTTGGGCGACGTGGATCCCGCCGATGCGGGCGTAGATATCTCCAATATTTTTGGCTCAATGACACAAAATTGGTCACAATTAATAAAATAGGAATTATAAATGAGCAAGCCAGCCCACGTTACAGTTAGATCTAGACGGAACGATTCTAATGAAAGAGTAATAAAAAGATTTATACGAAAAGTTAAAAAAGCAAAAATTATTGACTTATACAAAGAGACTTTGCGATATAAAAAGCCGTCTGAAGAAAAGAATGAAAAAAGGCGAAGAAAATTAAAACAAATCGAAAGAGAAAAGAGCAAACAAGCTACTAATTATAAAGAGCGCAAAAAATAGAATAACAAGGGATAGGAATATATAATGGCATCAAATGAAAAATGGACTCAATATGGCGTTGGATTACACAATGTTGGATCATATCAAGTTGCTGGACTTCCATATATAACCGGCTCCGCAACATTACCACAAGCCGGGGAATTTAAAGCTGTATTTCCACAAGTTTCTAGAAACATCACTGTAATTAATCATGGTACTGGAACTTTGGCTGTACATTTTAATCCCACAGGTTCTGGCAGGGTAATTGGTGGTCTTCACTATGTGGAGTTAGACAGTGACGAAGACTCTATCACCTTTAATGTTAAGGCTAGAGAAATATATGTTTCTAACAATTATGGTCATGATGGCAATTTTAGAATTATTGCAGAGTTGACACAAATTGACAATGGCCGCATGTTTAATATTACTGGCGCTGGCCTTACTGAATAGGGGAGTCACACGCAAATGGGATTTAAGAGCGGCACAAGCACTGGAGTTGTAAAGATCGCGGAACAGGCAGATGCCGAGTCCGATACAGGTGGAGTTGGCCAAATTTGGGTAAAATCAAATGCCCCATGTGACCTATTCTTTACCGATGATACAGGACAAGATGTCCGTATTACTAATGATGGTAGTCTTGCCGCAGCCCCAGGCTCGTCCGTTGCAGCAGATGATATCAACGCCGGGGATGCAGCAGTACTCATAACAACGGATACTGGCAATATAACCATCGACGCCGCAGCCAACAACACAGATATTATATTTAAAGGCACAGACGGCGGCGCTGACACAACCTTCCTTACATTAGATGGATCCGAAAAGGGAGCCGCAGCATTTAACGACGCCATTTCAGGCGCAGCAGCACTTTCGGCACACTCTTTAGCAATTCAAGATGGAGCAGTAGTTACAGGCTCAAGCGTGAATCATGGTCCGTTAACACTGCAAGGGACATTAAGTTCTTCTGGCGGTGTCGTAGTTCTAGGCGGTATCATTGCAAATACCATTGAAGTCTCAAGCAGCATAATGACCGCTGGTGCATTAACGGTCACAAGCTCCATTTCAGGTGCAGCCGCAATTCAAGGACACAGCCTAGCAATTCAAGCCGGTGCTGCCATTACAGGCTCATCAACCCATCATGGTGCTTTGTCAATTGAAAATGGCACCCTATCATCCTCGGCAGGTGCAGTGTTTTTGGGTGGAATTATTGCAAACACTGTCGAAGTTTCAAGCAGTATAATGACTGCTGGCGCACTAACGGTCACAAGCTCCATTTCAGGGGCAGCAGCACTTTCTGCACACTCTTTAGCAATTCAAGATGGCGCAATCGTAACCGGTTCAAGCATCAATCATGGTTCTTTGACACTTCATGGCGTATTGTCATCTTCAGCCAATATTACGCTACCGTCAGATTCTTATTTATCATCTTCTGGTGGTGCAACCTTCTTGCAGGGCATCATTGCAAACACCCTTGAGGCTTCAAGCAGCATACAGACCGCAGGCACACTTGAGGCTTCAAGCTCCATTTCGGGAGCAGCGGCAATCGAAGGGCACAGCCTAGCAATTCAAGATGGTGCAACAGTTACAGGCTCCACCATATTACATGGTCCCGTATCTTGTTCACAAGGAGCTACATTCACCCAAGGATTAATTACAGTTCGAACGATTGAAGCGACGGGAAGTATTGTTACACAAGGCAGTTTAGCCGTTAGTGGCTCCACTGTTCTTGGAGATGCCACAACTGACACAATTAATATTACAGGCTCCACAACACAGCACGGACCTTACTCATCTTCTTTCGGCGGCACTTTTGTTCAAGGATTAATTACAGTTCGCACGCTTGAAGCGACAGGCAGTGTAACTACGCAAGGCGATTTAAATACATCTGGTGCTTTAAATGTTGCTGCTGCAGGCACGGTTGTTGGTCCATTAACCACGAGAGATGATCTTAATGTGAGTGGCTCTACCGTCCTTGGCAACGCAGCCGCTGATACAATTAATATTACAGGCTCGACTAAAGTTCATGGTCCTATTTCCTCTTCTTATGGAGCTACATTCCTTGGCGGAATTCAAGCCACCAACATTGAAGCAACAGGCTCGACATTCATCAAAGGCGATCTAAATATATCATCTTCTCTTGGTGCACAAGTTATTAATGTCGGTAAGGGTAAAAAGATGGTCCATTCCTCTGTGGACATCAGAACTGTGGATAGCACTGCCCAAACAGTTTGCGAACAAATCCTAGGAATTACGATACCGGCAAAATCCGTTATAACCAGAGTTGTTGCAGTTGTTGAAGTAGATTCAAATCTTGGCACACAAACACATAATATATTTATCATTGATCAAGACGAGCATCCAGGTGATGCGGATTTGACCACATCTCATGCCAATGTTAGCGTATCGACTGAAATATTGGGAGCAGGCGCATCGGGTACTAGATCAACAGATAACGCTTCCGGTGCCGAAGATATTAATATGGGGGATGGAGTTGACGAAAAAGAGGTCTGGATTAATGATGATCTGCAGTGGGTAGGTGCATCCGATATGCAAGTGTATATTGCCAATGCAGGCGATAACGGTACTACAAACCCGTCTGCGGGAACGATTGGCGTCTACATTGAATACTACGGAATTGACTAAAGATAAAAAATAACAAAGCCCATAGAGTTTATCCAGCTAGCGATCTATTTATAGGTGCTAATATTATATTCAAGGATAACTAATAAATGGCTGATTTTGGATGGGCATATATAGGAGACGGCACAGCAATAACCGGCTCCGGTGGCGGCACTGCTGGCGGCAACAATTCACTACAATTTAAAACTAGTGACACTGCCATTTCTGGCACCAACAGATTAACTTGGAACGACAGCACATATGTCATGGCTGTAACAGGTAACTTAGAAGTATCTGGTACTATTGTTGGTAATACATTAAATGTTAGAAACGTAAATTATGTACAATCTACCATTATGTCACAGACTGGTTCTAACCAGTTTGGCGATACATTGGACGATGATCACTCGTTTACTGGCTCTATTCAGCAAACAGGCAGTTATGGAGATCAGGGTAAATCATATTTCCTAGATAACATAGGAATTGGCACCACCACAGTTAGTCACAAATTAACTCTTTCTGGAGCCCTGTCAGCTTCTCACGGCATGCTGATGGACGGAGCAGCCAGTTTTAGTAAAACCGTATCAGTTTCAGGCAATATAAGTGGAACAGCCGCAATCCAAGGACACAGCCTAGCAATCCAAAACGGTGCAATAATTACGGGCTCAAGCGTTAATCACGGCTCATTGACACTTCAAAATGGCACCCTATCCTCTTCCGGTGGTGCGACCTTCCTAGGCGATATATTCGCAGAAAATGCAAATTTCAGCGGAACGCTTATTGTCTCTCCATACGCCGGGATTGGTCAGACATCCCCCGCATCTCCCAATTCAGCGACCAAATTTGTACATATTGGCAACAGTTCTGGGGACTCAGCCGGATTGGTCTTGCAAGATAATGAAAATACATGGGAAATCCTTAATAATGGATGGTTAGTAATTAAAGATGGGACTACAACTGTTGCCTACTGGAAACATACAGGCAACAACGACTTCATTCTTGCCACTCCGCTCTCTAGCTCAGAAGCAGTGATGATTGGCGGAACAGCCACCTTTACCAAAGCAACATCAATTGTAGCTTCTGGATCAATTAGTGGGGCAGCCGCAATTCAAGGACACAGCCTAGCAATTCAAGCCGGTGCTGCCATTACAGGCTCATCAACCCATCATGGTGCTTTAACACTTCAAAATGGCACCCTATCATCCTCGGCTGGAGCAAGCTTTCTAGGTACCATTATTGCAAACACTGTCGAAGTTTCAAGCAGTATAATGACTGCTGGTGCACTAACGGTCACAAGCTCCATTTCAGGAGCAGCGGAAATCGAAGGACATAGCCTAGCAATTCAAGCTGGTGCTGCAATTACAGGCTCGTCAACTCACCACGGTGCGCTGACAATTGAAAATGGTACCCTGTCTTCTTCCGCTGGTGCAGTGTTTTTGGGTGGAATTATTGCAAACACTGTCGAAGTTTCAAGCAGTATAATGACTGCAGGTGCACTAACGGTTACAAGTTCCATTTCAGGGGCAGCAGCACTTTCTGCACACTCTCTATCGATTCAAGCCGGTGCTGCCATTACAGGCTCATCAACTCATCATGGCGCACTAACACTTGAAAATGGCACCCTATCTTCTTCCGGTGGCGCGACCTTCCTTGGTGATATATTTGCTAACGATGTAAATATAAGTGGCACATTGTCAACCGCTGGAGCCTTTTCGCCATCTAAAATATCTGCTTCTTCGGGAGTAAGTGCTCATGGCGGCTTTATAACAGACTCTACATTAGAAGTATCAGGAACAACATTCCTTGCTGGTGTGGTAAATATTAGTGGTAATGTGCAACTTGGCAATGCTGCGTCTGATGTGGTAACCAGCACGGCGCAGATTACTGCTTCCGAAGGCTTAAAACTTAGCAATGCGTTATTCGCAAACAGTCAAAATATTTATAATGTTGGAACAATTACCGCATCAATTGGCTCGTTTGACGAACTACAAGTTAACACGCTAAAGAGTACAACAACCACAGCGCACAATGTTGATATGTCCGGTTCACTTATTATTGCTTCTGGAGCCGCAGATTCAGCAGATGCGGATGGATTTGGATTAATTATCAGTGGTGCCAACGCACACTTAACTTGGGATCATGGCAATACAAGAATGGACTTGTCAAAACCCTTGGCAATTACTGGAATCGTAAGTAGCTCAGCGACAATCCAGGGTCACGCTTTATCAATTCAAAGCGGTATGACAGTTACAGGCTCAAGCATTAATCATGGTTCACTAACTCTTCAAAATGGCACTTTGTCTTCTTCTGGTGGAGCGACTTTCCTTGGCTCTATCTTTGCCGAAGATGTAAATGTAAGCGGTACTTTGACTGCGGCGACATTCGCTCCATCAGCCATGTCCGGTAACGTCAAAATAAATGTTAACAGCCCAATATTCGCTAACGGGCTCAACGTTTCAGGTACATCAGTTTATGCTGCCAATATCTCATCTTCCGGCGAGGCAGTCTTTGGCGGCGAAGTAATCTTCTCAAATGACATATTAGCAAGCTCATCCTTAAAAATTGTCGGAGACATCAGCAGCGCCGCTGGTAATCTTATCGTAGGTGGCGGCACAACAATTAGTAATACGCTCAACGTATCAGGCACTACTACTTTGGCAGGCAATCTTTCTTCTTCTGGCGAAGTAATATTCGGTGGAGAAGCTATTTTTTCGAATGCTGTGTTGGCTAGTTCATCTTTAACGATTGTTGGCGATATTAGTAGTTCTGCCGGTAATCTTATTATAGGTGGCGGCACAACCATAAGCAACACACTTAATGTGACAGGCGCTATTACTACAGCGGGCAATGTTACATCTTCCGCAGCCATTCAAGGACACTCTCTAGCAATTCAAGCCGGTGCCACCATTACAGGTTCGAGCATTAATCACGGCTCATTAACATTGCAGGGCACCTTATCTTCTTCTGGCGGAGCTACCTTCCTTGGCTCTATATTTACCGAAGATCTAAATATAAGTGGAGCCACAACTGTAGCAGGAAATGTATTACCAGTTGCCGATAATACTCATAATTTAGGAAGCGCATCAAAGAGGTGGGCAAATCTTTATACAGGCGACTTACATCTAAGAAATGAGCGAGGAGATTGGACAATACTTGAGGAAGAAGACTATTTATGTGTGGTGAATAATAGAACAGGCAAGAAGTATAAAATGATGCTTCAGGAATTAGAGGATTAATAAATGGCATTTATAGGCAGCATATCGGGATCATCGGGCACCGGCACTACTCCAGTCACAGGCGGATTGGTAGTTACCAGTTCTGGTGGTGTCACCACGCTTACAATTTCTTCAGATGGAATGCTTTCTTCATCACTGCCATGGAAAGGAAACGCTGAAGGTTTAACAGGAATCCCGTCGCAGCTAGAAACTACTGCATCATTCGACGTTACACACGAATTAACTGCATCGCGCACAATGTATGTAACGGCTTCTACCGTATTTATAAGCGGAAGCCCTAGTGCTGGCGGTGTAGGAACCGGATCATTTCAAGTAACAGGCTCCACAGTAATGCACGGACAAGTTACTGGTACATTAATTGCAAGTGGAACTCATGCAGGACCAGGAAGTTTTCTTGCCATTTCCACCCTAGGCGGCTTTGTGCTGGCTACTCCCGGTGGCGCAGTTACAGGAGTTAATAATAAATCTGAAAATAGATTAGTTTCTATAGGCAGCACAACAACGGAGTTAGATGGTGAGGCTAATTTAACATTTGATGGAGACACATTAACAGTGGCCGGGGCAGTAACAGGCTCTGGAGCCGTCTCAGGACACAGCCTAGCAATTCAAGCTGGCGCAGTAATCACAGGCTCATCGACTCACCATGGAGCACTAACGCTTGAAAACGGCACTCTATCATCCTCGGGCGGTGCAACCTTTCTGGGCAGCATATTTGCAGAAGATGTAAATGTAAGTGGAACTTTGACTGCTGCCACCTTTAGCCCATCAAGCGTATCTGGCAATGTTGCAATAAATATTAACAAGCCATTATTTGCTAACGGGCTGAACGTATCTGGTACGTCGGTTTATGCTGCAAACATCTCTTCCTCTGGTGAAGCCATATTTGGCGGCGAAGTAATCTTCTCAAATGACGTATTAGCAAGCGCATCCTTAAAAATTGTCGGAGATATCAGCAGCGCTGCGGGTAATCTTATCGTAGGCGGCGGCACAACAATTAGTAACACGCTCAATGTATCAGGCACTACAACCTTGGCGGGCAATCTTTCATCTTCCGGTGAAGCCATATTTGGCGGCGAAGTCATCCTTTCAAATGACGTATTGGCAAGTGCATCCTTAAAAATTGTCGGAGATATAAGCAGCGCTGCAGGCAACCTTATTATAGGCGGCGGCACAACCATAAGTAATACTCTTAATGTGACAGGCGCTATTACTACAGCGGGCAATGTTACATCTTCCGCAGCCATTCAAGCGCACTCTTTAGCAATTCAAGCCGGTGCAACAATTACAGGCTCAACCATTAATCACGGCTCATTAACATTACAAGGTAACCTTTCATCTTCCGGTGAAGCAATCTTTGGCGGCGAAGTAATCTTCTCAAATGACATATTGGCAAGCGCATCCTTAAAAATTGTCGGAGATATTAGTAGTGCCGCTGGTAATCTTATCGTAGGTGGCGGCACAACCATAAGTAATACTCTTAATGTGTCAGGCGCTACCACGACAGCAGGTAATATTACATCTTCTGCGGCGCTTCAAGGACATTCATTAGCAATTCAAGCCGGTGCAGTAATTACGGGCTCAAGCGTACACCATGGTCCGGTGACATTGCAAGGAACATTAAGTTCTTCTGCAGGGGCAGTACTTCTAGGCGGTTTAATTGTAAACACCATTGAAGCCTCAAGCAGCATAATGGCTGCTGGTGCGATGGAGGTAACAGGTAACATATCAAGTTCTGCAATTCTCAAAGGTCAACAACTTGCCATCCAAGAAGGTATTCAAGTTACGGGATCTAATCAGTTCCACGGCTCTGTAACGATTGACAATGGCACCTTATCATCTTCAGCAGGCGCGGTCTTCTTAGGCAATGTTATTGCTAACAGCACGCTAGCGACTAGTGGAACTATAACTACTGCTGGTGCAGTGTCGTCTTCTAAGGGTGGAATGTTCGTCGGAGGATTAATAACCCATACATTAGAAGCCTCAAGTAGTATTATGACTGCTGGCAAGTTGACAGTTACTGGCTCTATCTCGGGCGCAGCATCCATTGCGGGTCACTCTTTGACAGTTCAGGCTGGCGCAGCCATCACGGGGTCATCGACCCATCACGGTGCGCTAACATTACATGGCATATTGTCATCTTCCCACAATATTACGCTCCCATCGGATTCCTATGTTTCCTCTTCAGGTGGCGCAACCTTCTTACAAGGTGTCATTGCAAACACCATTGAAGCCTCAAGCAGCATTTTTGCCGGTGGGCACATGGAGGTCACAGGCAATATATCAAGCTCTGCAATTGTTAAAGGGCACCAGCTTGCTATCCAAAGCGGATTCCAAGTTACGGGCTCTAGCATCATCCATGGAGCACTAACGCTTGAAAACGGCACTCTATCATCCTCAGGCGGTGCAACCTTTCTGGGCAGCATATTTGCAGAAGATGTAAATGTAAGTGGAACTTTGACTGCTGCCACCTTTAGCCCATCAAGCGTATCTGGCAATGTTGCAATAAATATTAACAAGCCATTATTTGCTAACGGGCTGAACGTATCTGGAACATCAGTATATGCCGATGATATATCTTCTTCCGCTGGTGCTACATTCTTAGGCACCGTTATTGCGAACACCATTGAAGCCTCAAGTAGCATTTTCGCCGGTGGACACATGGAGGTCACAGGCAATATATCAAGTTCCGCAATTGTTAAAGGGCACCAGCTTGCTATCCAAAACGGATTCCAAATTACAGGATCTGGTAAATTACACGGACCTCTAACAATTCAAGCCGGAAATATCTCTTGTTCCGTGGGGGCAAGCTTCCTGGGCGGCATCATTGCAAATACCATTGAAGCCTCAAGCAGTATAATGACTGCAGGGGCACTAACAGTTACTGGTTCTATCTCGGGTGCAGCAGGCATTGCCGGTCACTCTTTAAGTATTCAAGCTGGTGCCACCGTTACAGGCTCTAGTATCAACCATGGTCCGTTGACATTGCAAGGCACACTATCTTCTTCTGGCGGAGCCACCTTCCTTGGCTCTATATTTACCGAAGATGTAAATATAAGTGGCAACGTCATGATGACACAACAGGCACCAGATGATCTTGGCGACGATACCACCGCTATTGCAATATCCGAAATGCTAAAGGGAATAGCCACAGTTACGCCAACACAAAATCGCAGTAAAGCTACAGATACAGCAACCAATATTGTAGGCGGAATGACCAATCCAGAACCTAATTCATCATTTGATTTTGTTATTTTAAATGCCGCCACAGGTCCAGATAAAGATATAACAATGACTGCTGGAACTGGTGTTGATCTTGTAGGAAACATGGCAATTCGATCCGAGGATTCAGCCAGATTTAGAGTGAGAGCAACTAACGTTGCCAGTCCAGCGGTTAGCATTTATAGAATTGCATAGACAAGAAAAGATATAACCAATATTATGTGGCATTTAATGAATTTGCAGACTATTTAATTGTGACAAGTTTATGTACAATGGAGTGAATCTATGTCTTCTATGTTAGAAAAAGCAATTGTTGATGCATCAGCATTAAGAGAGGCGGCTATGAAAAATGCCGAATCAACAATACTAGAAAAATATTCAACAGAAATTAAAGATGCAGTTGACATGCTTCTTGAGCAGCCCGAAGAGGAAGAGGGGCTTGAGGATATTATGGGAGGAGATCTCGGAGCAGAACTTGGCATCGGCGGCGAGGAAGAAGCAGAGGAAAGCCCAGTTGTACAAAGAATTGATTTATCTGCAGCCGAAGACGAAGAAGGTCAGCCCGCAGAAAACGAGCCAATTGAAGTTGAAATTGATTTACCTGCGTTAAGCGCAGCTATTGACCAGCTTGAAGCTGGCGAAGAAGATGTTGGCGGACTGGAAGGATTTGAAGACATAGAAGGTTTGGGTGCAGCAGGTGCTCCCGACGAAATGACCGCACCAGAAATGGCACTTCAAGAAGATGAAGAATATTCATTAGATGAACAAATTATAGCCAAATTAGCCGAAACATTAGCAGTTGATCTTAGCACACCTGATGCTGGTCTGGGCGGAAGAACCACCCCAACATCACGAGTCAGAGAAATGGAAGATGTTGGCTTGGCAGCTTTGCGCGATGATGAACTAGCAGAAGAAAACGAAGAACTTAAAAAAGTACGCGACGAATTGATGGAACAAGCAAAGAAATATAAATCAAAAACCGCAAAACTTACAAAAACAATATTAAATTTGAAAGAGCGCGTAGGAAGCGTAAACTTATCAAATGCAAGATTACTTTACACGAATCGTGTTTTGAATAGCACCTCCTTGAATGAGCGACAAAAAGAGAAAATTGTCGAATCTATTTCAAAAGCCGATTCGGTGGAGGAGGCGAAGGTTATATACGAAACCCTTCAAAGCGCAGTGGGAGTATCGAAAGATAATAAAGCTCCAAAATCACTCCGCGAAGCAGTATCAAGACCTTCATCAACTTTGCCAAGACGGCAAAATAATAATACAAATACAGCTAATCCCGCACTTGTGCGAATGAAAAAATTAGCAGGTATCGATTAAACAATTAAGGAGGTAAAATAGATGTCTGTATTAAAAAAATTAACTGAAGGCATTGTTAGTCGTGATCTACAGAAGGAAGGTGCTGCTCTTCTCTCCAAGTGGGAAAGAACAGGACTTCTAGAAGGGCTCAATAATGAGCATGGTCGTGATACAATGGCTCGGTTGCTTGAAAATCAAGCAAAAGAGTTACTTCGTGAGGCTTCAACCATGGCAGCAGGCGATGTTGAAGGATTTGCGGCAGTAGCATTCCCAATTGTTAGGCGTGTATTCGGCAGCTTGGTTGCAAATGAACTTGTTTCAGTGCAGCCCATGAGCTTGCCATCTGGACTAATCTTCTTTCTAGATTTCCAGGTGACACCCGGTACAGCCCCTCGATTGGGCGAAAACGACAACGATTCACTATATGGTGGCGGTGTTGTTGGTCAGCAACTCACTGGAGGTGTGGACTTAGGAGACACAACTGCGGCTAACGCAGAGCGTGGCTTCTATGCCTTAAACCAAGGATATTCCTCACCGACAGGTTCTTACACAACCACTGGTGCAACATTCACTGTTCTAGCATCAGGTACATTTGGTGGTGTCTGGTATCTTTCTTCACAAGGTGGAGCAAATAAACTAGCCGCTGTCGATGGTTCCGGTTCAGTAGGCGCGGACATGGACGCAATTTTGCGCTATGATCCAGACCTGACATCCGGTTCAACTAAGTGTGTAATTGGTAGATTGGGAACGTCCAATCTAACACAGTGGAACAAGGATAACCTTGTTGGTGTTGTAGTTTCCGGTTCTAAGACTGGTCTAGGCAACGGTAAGCGTCATGGCTCACTACCCTTGGGTGGTACACAGCTACGCCGACTTACACAATATAGTGGTTCTCATAAGGGTTCTCCCAATGAGGCACAACTACTAATTGTTGCTGTTGGTACTGGTAGTGCGAACTTGGAAGACTTATCGTCTTCACTATGTGTTGGCGCACCTAAGATCTTCTTCCCGGAAGCAGATGATTTCGCAGGTAACCCCGCTGCTGCATCCAACGAAGCCATTGGTGCTGTTGTTGGACAGTCAACATGGGGACTTGAGAATGACGAAGGAATTCCCGAGATTGATATCAAGGTGGACTCCATCAGCATCACTGCTGTAACCAAGAAGCTCAAGGCTAAGTGGACACCCGAGTTAGGACAGGACTTGAACGCCTATCACAACTTGGATGCCGAAGTCGAGCTAACCAGTATTCTATCCGAGCAAATTGCTCTAGAGATCGATAGAGAAATTCTTGAAGATCTTGTTAAGGGTGGAACTGCTGGTGTTCGGTATTGGTCACGTCACGCAGGCAAGTTCGTTAACCGCACCACTGGTGTTGAGGTTGGCGCAACAACTGCTACGCCTGACTTCACTGGTACAGTATCCGAGTGGTATGAGACACTTGTTGAAACAATCAACGATGTTTCAGCACAAATTCACCGCAAGACTCTACGCGGCGGCGCTAACTTCTTGGTGTGTTCACCTGAAGTTGCCAACGTTCTTGAGTTCACGGCTGGATTCCGTGCAAACGTCACAGCAGATGCTGACAGAGGTTCTGTCAGTGCTGTCAACGTCGGTAATGTGTCTAAGAAGTTCGATGTCTACGTCGATCCCTACTTCCCACGTAACGTGGTTCTAGTAGGTCGCAGAGGCAACAGCTTCTTGGAGAGCGGCTATGTATACGCACCTTATGTGCCACTACAGGTCACTCCCACTATCTTTGGTACGGAAGACTTCGTACCCCGTAAGGGCGTGATGACCCGCTACGGTAAGAAGATGGTGCGTCCAGACCATTACGGTCTTGTCATCTGTCTAGACCTTGTTGGCTAATTAGCAAACAAGCACCTAGCATACTAATGCCCCCGCCTTTCGGCGGGGGTATTTTTTTATAAAACATGTGGTATTCACACGGGAACAGACTATATATAGATAAAGCACTTTGGTGTATTGGAGGAAATTATTAATGGCTAAAAGACTATCTCACGCTTTATTAGAAGCTAGATTGGAGGGATTTGCAGAAGAACTTGATTTGTCTAACACGACAATTAAGGATGCTGCCTATACAGGGTTTGTCAAAGGAACCGCAACGGTTTCGTTAACGGCAGCACAAAGCGGAAGAACTATTATAGTTGGACCCCTTGCTGCTGGTTTAGCTGCCGATTCCATTTTTTCGCTTCCCACTGCAGCAGACGGACTTCAGTACAGGTTCGTGTTTGTCGGCGGCGCAGCCGATGCCCAAGACTTTCAGGTTAATACTGGCTCTGACACCAACTTTTATATTGGTGGAGTTTCGCAATCCGATCCAGACAATGGCGGTGACGATATGGTTGTTTATCATCCAAATCTTTCATCGAACTCTAGAGTCAATCTTCTCACCCCAGATGCGGGAACGTGGGTTGAGGTTTATTGTGATGGAACCAACTGGTTCCTAGCTGGTAGCTTGGTTTCTGCCACGGACACCGGGGTCACTTTCGCGGATAACTAAAATTTAATAATATTTTATATTTTAACCCCCCTTTTGACAGGGGGGTTTTTATTTTATAAAACTATATTTTCCTTGTCCAACTCACTATTTATGATAGCGGAGGTATATATATGGCAACGGCACCAACCTTAACACCAAAAAGTACTACTAATGCATCTACACTAACTTCAACAGGTAGCACATCATTAGTTGCAGCCGCATGTCCATTTGGGGTTTATACGTCATCTGCAGGCTTTCTCTCTGGAGCCTCATCACAAGTTGCTTATACTTATAAAAAGCTTGGTGGTGATGTCTTAGATTTAGAAATTAAAGCCGACAATGTTTATGCCGCATATGAAGAAGCTTGTTTGGAATATTCTTATATTCTTAACGTGCATCAAGCAAAAAATGTTTTATCTGATATGCTTGGAGATTCAACTGGCACATTTGATCACAAAGGTGAAATGTCGGACAGTACTCTTTCATCAAGTCTTAGCGGAACAAATGTAGCTCTAAAATATCCTAGGATTGAGTTTTCTTATGCACGTAGGTTTGGTCAGGCGATGTCCAAAGAGGCAGATGCGGGGGGCACAGAGACTGTGTATTCGGGCTCTTTTGAAAGAATAGCCGATGTGCAAGATTATGATTTACAAGCAGCAATATATTCCGCCTCCAACGATAATTCAGATCCCGCCACTGGACATCCAGTGCCGTATGCTGGCAAGATTGCAAGCGGCAGTGTAACCAAAGTTATTATTAAAGATGTTTATTATAAAACACCGCATGCTATGTGGAGATTTTTTGGCTATTATGGTGGCTTAAATACAGTTGGAAACCTTGCAAATTATGGTCAATATGCAGACGATTCTACATTCCAACTTGTTCCAGTGTGGCAAAATAAAGCACAATCAATTGCATTCGAAGACGCGATTTATACAAGAAATTCTCACTATGCATATGAATTACATAATAATAATTTAAGAATATATCCAACACCCGTTACTACAAGTCCTAAATATTTTCATTTTAAATTTACAATCGATACAGATGTTTGGGAAGAAGATGGCGACAGAACAACAGGGGTAGAAGGTATTAATAATATGAATACCTTGCCATTTGCTAATATATCATATGAGAATATTAATTCTATTGGGAAGCAATGGATTAGACGATTTGCGCTATCTTTAACAAAAGAAACGTTAGGACAAATAAGAAGTAAATTTGCCGCTATCCCAATACCAGGAGAATCTGTAACCCTTAATGGCTCCGATTTGATGAGCCAAGCCAGAGAAGAACAAGACAAACTAAGAGACGAATTAAAAACAGTATTAGATGAATTAACTTATCAGAAACTGTTAGAAATGGATGCAACAAAAGCGGAGTCGGTCACTACCATACAGCAGGGCGCTCCAATACCAATATTTTTGGGGTAAAGGAGTAAACTATGTCAGGAGGCAACAAATGGGATCAGCCAGATAATCCGCCCCCCCCATTATTTATAGGGGAAAAAGAAAGAAATTTGGTTAAACAAGTTAATGACGAATTAATTGAAAGAGTAATTGGTCAACAAGTTGTATATTATCCGCTAAGTCGGGAACATACAAATTACCACGATATATATGGCGAGGCTATTGAAAAAACATTTCTCTCACCTATACGAGTTCATGTTTTAGTAGACTATGAAGGACTACAAACAAAGGCAGATACAGCTATTGGAATGGACAAAATATCCAACATTACTGTTTATTTCCACAAAAGAAGACTAACAGAAGACCAAGAACTATATGTTAGAGAAGGGGACTTTGTTTACTACGGCGATATATACTATGAAATTGTTAGCTTATCTGAGCCAAAACAATTATTTGGTCAGGTTGATCATCAATTAGAAATTGTTGCTAAATGTATTAGATCTAGAGAGGGACTATTCGATGCCTGTTGATGATGAATATTATGAGTCTGATCATTATGAGAACAAGACTCAAGAAATAGAAATTAGACCTTCTACAATTGAGACTATTGATCGCGCCTTATTCGAATATCTTGATAATCTAGAGATTCATACACAAACCAATAAGGGCTGGATTCCGGTACCTATTATATGGGCAGGCGCAGAGCGTGCTTTTCAGATTAAAAACGAACAAGATGTGCGCGATGTTAAAGGTGCCATAAAACTTCCATTAATTGTGATAGAGCGAACATCGATTGTTAAAGATTTAGAGAAAAAGGGTTCTATTAGAGGGTTGGGAAATCCCATGAGCGATCATAAAAATGGCAACATAACAATTGCCAGAGTTATCAATCAAGACAAAACGGCTAATTTTGTTAATGCGGAATCAAAAAAAATGACTGGACCCATGGGCAAGAGAAATGTAGGACATGGGCAACTTAATTTTCCGCGCAAAACTAAAAAAGTAGTTTATAAATCTGTATCAATCCCAATTCCACTATATTTAGAATTAAATTATAAACTCACTTTGAAGACGGAATACCAACAACAAATGAACGAAATGATAATGCCGTTTATGGTATCCAGTGGACCAATAAATTATCAAGTACTATCAAAAGATAACCATAAATATGAAGCTTTTTTTGAATCAGAGTATGCAGTCGAAAACAATATCACATCTTTAGGCGATGAAGAGCGTTCATATAAGACCGATATTAATGTGCGTGTACTCGGTCATATCATAGGCTCAGGCAAAAACCAAGATACGCCCAAAATTGTACATAGAGAAAATGCGGTTGAAGTAACATTTCCTAAAGAGCATGTCATACTTGGAGATGTGCCACAGCACAGAAAAATCTCAGGAAGCGCAGATCCGTTTTATAGAGAGTAATTTGGATTTTAGGCATTTTGTAGACTATTTACTATCGACAGACCGCACCCAAATTAAGTGTCATAAGGAGATCATTACGCATGTCAGATGTAAGAAAATTTAAATTTGTTTCTCCAGGCGTCTTTATTGATGAAATTGATAATTCACAATTACCCGCAACGCCTGAGCCAATTGGACCCGTTATAGTTGGCAGATTTGAAAAAGGACCAGGATTAAGACCAGTTAAGGTGGAATCCTTTTCAGAATTTGTTGAAATTTTTGGTAACCCATCCGCAGGAGGTAGAGGCGGAGATGTTTGGCGTGACGGCAACTACATGGCTCCTACTTATGCGGCATATGCAGCACAAGCATATTTAAGAAATAGCTCCCCTGTAACAATTGTTAGAGTACTGGGAGCACAGCATGCCGATGTAACAGATGGCGGTGGTGGTGAAGCGGGATGGAGAACAGATGAAGGCGGATCAACCACCGAAAAGTCGAATGCCGCAGCCATTGGCTCCAATGGTGGTGCTTATGGACTGTTCCTGATTAACTCAGCCGCTGCTGGTACCACGCCAGCAACAGGCGTATTGGCTGCAGTTTGGTATCTCAACGAAGGTGCAATTGCCTTATCTGGTACTTTGCGAGGCGGCAACATAGTAACAGGAGCCGCAGGACTTTTTCAGTCAACTGACGCCAAGAGACAGTTTAGAGCCATCATTAAAGATAAGAGTGGCAATATCGTAGAAGACACGGCATTTAACTTCGCTAGATCTTCCGACCGATACGTTAGAAAAGTGTTTAACACAAACCCAACTCTTACCAATCACGATGTTACAAGAACCAACCAGCGAAAGAAGTACTTCCTAGGACCAACTTATGAACGTCATGTGGAAAGATATGTGTCCCAGACCGGTTCAGGCGGTGTATACGGCATGATCCTTGGACTACAAAGTGGCTCCTCTGGCGTTGGTTCAAACTTTAAGTTTGGCACACAAAATGCACGAACTGGCTGGTTTATATCACAAGATATTACAACCAACAGTGGTACTTTTGATGCGGAACAGCAAAATAAATTATTTAGATTACAGGGAATTAATAATGGAGAATGGGAACAAGCAAATATTAAAATTTCTATTCAAGATCTTAAATCCTCAACGAATACCTTCGACCCATACGGCTCATTTTCTGTGGTAATACGCAGAGCCGATGATCACGATGGAGCGGTACGAATTCTTGAAAGATACAGCAATGTCACATTGAATCCATATTCATCAGATTATATTGGTAGGCGAATCGGTACTCAACATATTGTATGGGATGATACTGATAGAAGGTATCGTACATATGGAGCATACCCAAATAAATCAAAGTATGTTCGTGTCGAAATGAATGAAGATGTAGACGCTGGCTCTACAGATCCGACCTTGTTGCCTTTTGGCTTCTTCGGACCTGTTAGATTTACAGGATTCGTTGTTCTTTCCGGCTCCGATAAAGCGATTGACATCAGCGGCGCACCAACTGATAACAGCACCACAAACGACTTTGAGAATGTAGCGGTCGCTGGAGATACTAGTATTTGCCAATCAATTGCGGGTGCATATGGCGGCTCGCCCTTAGTAGAAGTGGGAACAGCTTCAGTAGGAATGGCAATTACAGCTTCCTTCCTGTTTCCATCTATTCCGTTGAGAGTGTCAGCATCAGATGGTGATATGGCAAACCCCCAAGAGGCGTATTTTGGAATCGACACTACGCAAGCAGGCAACAATAGATTTGACCCAAGCTATAAAGATACGGTTAGAGTACTACCTGATTATGCAGATTCATTCAGCACGGGCGATGCTACGGAGTTCTCCTTTGTGTTTACTTTGGACGACTTGATTCCCACTGGATCAGTTGGCGCAGTATATGTGTCAGGCTCTAGGGCGGCAGAAAATTCATTCACAGCAATTAGCGCATCTTATAAGGGCGTTTTGAACAATGGCTTTGATAGGTTCACCGCTCCAATGTTCGGAGGGTTCGATGGACTCGATATCTATGAAAAAGAGCCACTGAGAAACGAATCTATTGGGACTTCAGATGCAAGCAACTATATTTATTACAGCTTGAAGCGAGCCATTGACACTGTTTCGGATCCCGAAGTTGTAGAGATGAACTTGCTTTCTGTACCCGGAGTTACCAAGACCGTCATTACTGACCATGCGATCAGGGTTTGTGAAAGTCGAGGCGATGCTCTAGCTATCATTGATGTAGAAGGTGGCTATACTCCAAATACGGAAAACACAAAATCTGAGACTGCTCGCAAGGGAGATGTTACAACAACAGTAAACAACATGCGAGATAGAGAGCTAAACACAAGCTATGGCGCATGTTATTATCCCTGGGTACAAATTAAAGATACCATTAGTGGGGCGCAATTATGGGCTCCGCCCTCAATCGTGGCTATTGGAGTGCTATCAAGCGCTCAAAGAAAATCTGAATTGTGGTTTGCCCCTGCAGGGTTTACCAGAGGCGGATTATCGGAAGGCGCAGCAGGACTCCCTGTCACTGGCATCCGCCAGCGCTTGACATCTAAAGAACGCGACAAGCTATACGAGGCAAATATCAACCCCATTGCTCAATTTCCAGCCGAGGGTATTGTAATATTCGGACAAAAGACATTACAAGTAACGCCATCTGCATTGGATAGGGTTAATGTGCGCAGACTTCTAATTTTCATCAAGAAAGAGATTTCTCGGATGGCTGCGACAACGCTATTTGATCAAAATGTTTCTTCAACTTGGAATCGATTCAACGCTCGCGCAAGAAGCTTCCTTGAAAGTGTAAAGGCGCGATTTGGACTAGAAGATTATAGATTAATTCTGGACAGCACAACAACCACACCAGACTTGATTGATAGAAATATCATGTATGCTAAAATCTTCTTAAAGCCAGCCAAAGCAATTGAATATATTGCAATTGATTTTACAATTACAAATTCTGGAGCTTCTTTTGAAGATTAATAGGAAAAATAAATATACAAGGCTAGTTATCATAAAGGAAGGAGATAAACAATAATGGCAGAAACAAGCGCAAATAATTTTTGGAGCAATCCAACATTAGAACCGAAAAGAGGATTTCGGTTTATCGTGGAATTTGGTTCTGATGGCGGGAATCTATCAAAATGGGTAGCTAAATCTGTCAGCAAGCCGGGTTTCACTGTAACAGAGACACCACATCAGTATTTAAATCACACTTTTTATTATCCCGGTAGAGTAGAGTGGGGTACAGTTGAGGTAACTTTGGTTGATCCGGTAAATCCCGATGCAACTGCTATGCTATACAGAATGCTTCTCGGAGCAGGCTATAATTTTCCTTCTAATGTCGCTGAGGCTCAGGCAACAACCATATCAAAAGCTGCCGCAGTTGGACCAGATTCACTAAATCAGGTCGTTATTAAACAACTCGGACCAGCCCCAGAATCGTCAGACCCAGACAACTATGTAGTTGAGCAATGGTACTTACATAATCCATTCGTTACAGAAGTGAGTCTAGGTGATCTGGATTATGGAACAGAGGATCTTGTATCAATAAGCGTAACACTTCGTTACGATTGGGCAATAATGGAAGTCTCTGGAGATGGTACAGTTGGAAATAGTCCACAAAAATTAGTGTAAAACTAATAAATTTTAAATTAAAATATAATTACTATAAGAGGTAGAAATGACAGTACGCAATAACGAGGAGCGTCTAAACACTCCCGAAGTTGAGCCGCCTGTGAGCGCTGCTGCGCCGCAGCAACAGCAGGTTGCGCAACCAAAACAAGAAGAATCAAATGGATTACAGTTTGTAACGCCAACAGAGTTTGTTGAACTTCCATCTAGAGGCAAGTATTATCCAGATACACATCCGCTTTATAATAAAGAAGTGATAGAAATCCGTTATATGACAGCTAAAGATGAGGATATTCTTTCATCACAAACATTATTACGAAAAGGAATAGCAGTAGAAAGATTGTTGCAAAACATCGTGTTAGACCAAAGTATTAGAGTTAATACATTATTAATTGGCGATAAAAATGCAATATTATTAGCAGCTAGATGTTCGGGATATGGTGCAGACTATAAAACACAAGTTGACTGTCCAAAATGTGGCACAACCAATACACATACTTTTGATTTAAATGAACTTTCATCAACCAACATGACAGAAGGCAGGCGCGAACTTAGCGTTACAGAAACTGCAAATGGGACATTTATAACCATATTGCCAAAGTCGGGTGTCAACGCTGAGTTTCGTTTACTAACTGGTGAAGATGAAGTAAAGCTCACAAAAACCGCCCAGCGAAGAAGAAAGAATGATTTGCCCGATACCGCCATTACCGAACAGCTTAAAATAGCTATAGTGTCAGTAAATAATGAAACAGATAAAAGAATAATAGAACAATTTGTTGACAACATGCCAGCATTTGATTCACGCTATTTTAGAGCACTTTATGCTGATATAATGCCAACTATTGATTTGATACAATCATTTGTGTGTAACGAGTGTGGGTCAGATGAGGAGGTAGAAGTCCCGTTTACAGCGGACTTTTTTTGGCCTGGATAATAAATATATGCAATCTGTTTATGAGGAAATATTTTTCCTTATACAGAATGGCAACTGGAATTTTTCTGAAGCGTATACTTTACCGCTCGGCTTGCGCCGTTGGTTTGTTTCGCGCTTATTAAAACATTTAAAAGATGTAAATCAACCAGCAGAAAACAATAATAAAATGACTAAGCTTCCTAGAGGCAATCATAAATTTTAAAGCGGGATTTGACCCGCTTTTATTTTTTTCCTACACTATTTATTATACGCCAAGGAATATTTTACATGAACGATGATAGCGATAAAGAATTAATTCCAATTATTATTGATTTGCAACAATTAAAAAATAGCGATGGACAAGTTAATGAACTGTTTAATGTGCTGGGAATGTTCGGTACCGCTGTTGAAATGATGCTTAAAGCAATGTTTGGAAATGTTAACATTCCTGTAAGGGTACGGGGTAACAAATCAGAAATAGATGCCTTTATGTCTGCCTTATCGCGTGAAAAAAGATATCTAGATGCTGCCAAACAGTACGGACTTACTGATCCCAAAGTCATTAAGAATAAGGCCAAATTAGATTCGGCAGCTAATAAATTTTTTAGTAAAACAGGGATTAAATGGCCATTTAAATAGGAAATTATTATTATGAAAATGAAAAGTGATGAATTAGAAAGAATAATTTTTGAAGCAACAGAACAGGTTTTAGCTGAACAGGGCTTGGGGAGCCGTCTTAAATCTGCATGGTCTGCTCTTAAAGGCGACAAAGGCAAGGAAGGCGGCGGCACTGTGGGAAAAAATCTGCAGGCTGCCGAGAAGGCTGCTAAGGGCAAAGAAGCTGCTGCTAGCGACATTACAGGCACAGCGGCTGGACAGCAACTGTATGATGCAGTATACTCCACAATACAGGATGATTTTGTTAAAATTAAAGGCTATATTGATAAGCAAGATATGACATTCGCTAAGAAGCTTATGGCTCACATTGACGCCAGGACGGGCGACTTTACAGATGTCGGCAGCGGTGAAGCCCCCGAAGAAGAAGAAGGCGAAACAAGAAGAGCTGGATTTGTTCAAGAATCGCTCATCAAGGCAATTCATGATGCTTTAGCAACACTCTAAGAGGAATAATTAATGGCGACTAAAGAACAATTAGAGATTGAACAACGCTATAATAGACTCTTGGAGGAGCAGGAAAAGAAAAAAGAAACGCTGAAAAAGCTTGACATGGATACGTCTGCTGTAGATAAACAAATAAAAGCATATAAAGATATGCAACAGAATCTTCAGACAGTTTCCGAGCAAATCGAAACCCTCGGCGGTATCACCGGAGCGTTTGGAGAAAAATGGAGAACCGGCATTGCCGGTTCTTTTATTAACGCTGCCGAAGCGGCAGGCGAAGCGAGCATGTCTCTTGGCGACTTGGGCGGCATGCTTAAAAACACTTTTAGTCTTACAAACTTAATGGGAAATGCATTCGAAGGAACAGTTCAACAGGTTATCATATTCACAAAAGCGAATTATGATGCGGCTGCAAGTTTTCACAAGACAACGGGTGCTTCGAAAAGCTATACCAAACAATTAAGAAACGTAAATAAAGATTTAATGGGTTTAGGCATCACCATGGCGGAAGTATCTGAGGCTGCTGCTCCACTATATGATACTTTTACAGATTTTACCAAGTTAAACAAAGAAACATCGGAAGCGGTTATTAATACTTCGGCAGTACTACAAAAGCTGGGCGTGGCGGGACAAACCAGTGCGCAAAGTATGCAAATGTTAACAAAGGGTATGGGCTTTACTGCTACCGCAGCCAACAAACAAATGGGCAAAATCGAAAAAGCGGCTGGCGATTTAGGTGTTAGCTATACAAAAATGTTTGACGATTTTACCCAATTTGGAGGTGAATTTGCACAATTTGGTAAAGAGGGTCCTGCTCTGTTCAACGACATGGCTGCAGCCGCAAAGTCCACCGGAATAGAAATGGGCAAATTAGTGGAAATCACCCAGGGGCTGCAAACATTTGAAGGTGCAGCCGATGCGGCAGGGCGACTTAATGCATTAATGGGCGGCGATTTTCTTAATAGTGTGGACCTAATGACTTCTGCTTTAGAAGATCCAACCCAAGCAGTGGAACAGATGCAAAACGCATTGATATCAGGATTCGGATCTTTTGAAGATATGTCGCCTGCAATGGCACGGGCAGCAGCAGAGGCAGCAGGGTTCGGTAATGATGTTGGCGCAGTTCAAGCATTAATGG